ATGGCATACCACGGCGCCCAAACCGGCTGGGCAATGCAACTCGCCACCCTTGGTGCTATCCAGTCGTTGGTCGTATCGGGCGCCTTCGCATTTGCCGAGATGCCCCAAGGTAACCTCAGTGGCGGGCCCACGTTGAAGTATCGCCCCGTCGCCCCTACCGCTGGAGTAAGTGCCCTTGGTGCCGGTAACAAATCCATCATCTTCGGGAACTGGAACTACTCGCACTTCGTGGAGCACACCGGCGGTATCAAAATCAGCCGTAACCCCTATCTCTACGAAGCCACCGGCGAGACCGCAATCTTCGTCACCGCACGCTGGGGTAGCGACGTAAGTCAAGCCGAAGCCTTCATCCGTGGTACCAATCCTGCCTCATAGGAGTGACCATGCAAATCCGACTCATTGAGACGAGTATCGCCTACTACGTTGACAATGGGTTGCGCACGGCAAATGACGGGGAGGTTGTGACAGACCTCCCCGACGTTGACGCACAGCGACTCATCGATGCGGGATGTGCCGTCCTCGTGGAACTCGAGGCGACGCCGCCCCCAACCGCAAAACGCGTACCGAAGCGAGGTGCGTAAATGGCGTACGTCTCCACCGCTGATATGAAAACGTTCCTTGAAATCACCTCGTCTGATGATGACGCGCTAATTGCGTCCATCATCGAAGCCGCCTCTCGTGCGGTTGACCGCATGGTGAATCGCACGTTTGAGGCGTCAACCAATACCACACGCAAGTTCACCCCACTGCCACAGCGGTACGGCGGTAGCATCCAAAACGACGGCAGAACGCTGATGTTTGACGAGGACTTATGCGCCCTCACAAGTATCACCAATGGTGACGGTAATGTTATCCCAAGTACCGAGTACTACCTCGTCGCCCCCAATTCCACGGTGTACTACGGCGTCGCCCTGAAGATGTTGTCAACGTACAACTGGACATACACGGGGTCACCGGAGCAGTCTGTCCTCATTACGGGCAAGTGGGCATACAGCGAAACATGCCCTGCCAACGTCGCTATGGCGGTCAAGAAAATCGTCAAACACTTCTACACGAGTCGTGCGGCAGAGTCGGACAGTGATCGTGACGTCCTCAGTGCCGACGGCGTGGTGATTGCGGCATCGAAAATCCCTGCCAGCGTCACCAAGCTGATGAGTCCCTACGTGAGGCGCTCATGAGCAGTCATCTTATCGAGATTGTGAATGCCGTCAAAGCGCTGTCCCTGACGTATGACAGCAAGGCGATTAGCGTCCGTGACGGTACCTCACTCGTACAGACACCGAGTGCTGCCGACCTGCCCATGCGGGTTATCAGTGCACAAGGCAGTACGGGTGGTGGGGTAGTACGAAAAACGCTTGGCGCATCACCCGTCATCAACTTTCGTTGGCAAATTAACGACATTTTGCTTGGACAGCAGGAGGGACTTAGTCGGGGCATCAAGGACCAAAGCACGGCACTGCTCACCTATGCCCAAGCCTATGCCCAAGCAGTGCGGGCACTTGTCACGAGTACATGGCAAATCGAGGACGTCACTATCACGGTGGGTAACATCGAATACCCTGAATCGTCAGGCCACCGCTACCACAGCGTGACATGTGAAGTCTTGACCAAGGAGATTATCCAGTAATGGCACAAACTACCACTGCAACCACCACGAGTGCAGGTACCGTCGAAATCAAAATTGCCGCCGCCGCCTCGTACACCAACATCTCTGGTTCGACCAACTCTGTCGACCAAGTCACCATCGAGCGGGTATCTGGCAGTAAGGGCACTTTGGATGGTGATACCCAAATCATCGCCGCAGGACGACAAGTCGCCACGATGATTACCGTCAACTGTTTGTACACCGAAACCACCGACGAAGCGCTCAAAATCACCCTTGCCAGCATCAAGGCAGGGAACAACGCCATCGTGATGTGGAAGCCTGTTGGGTCCAGCGGAAAGTCGTTTACCTCCGCATCGGGTGGCAAAATCACCAAGGTTTCACTGCCGGAGTTCAACTCAGAGAACGGCGAACCTGCCGTGTTTTCGTTCGAACTCATGTGTGGTGGTGTCGATACATCATTCGCCTAAAGGAGGCTAACTCATGGCACAGACTACAGGCTCATTAACCGGGGCACTGGGCAAAATCGAAATTAGTTTCGATGACGGCTCTACATGGACGGATATTTCGGGCTCTACCACGAGTATGGATCAGGTGGAGTACACACGGTCGAGTGGGAGCAAAAACACCTTTGGCGACGCCTTCGCCGTGGTGACCGTGGGAAAGCAACTGCCCACCAACATCGTCGTCAATGCGCTGTACACCGAAACCACATCCGAAGCCACCGACAAAGCCATCACTGGCATTAAAGCCAACACCCCATGTGACCTCCGCTGGCAGTATGCGGATGTGAACACCACGCCAGGGGCAAAGTACTTACAGTACATCACCCTCGGCAAAAGTCGCATCATCAAGGCGGATTTACCCGAGGTCAACTCCGAATCAGGCGAACCCGCCACCCTGTCCTTTACCGTCTTTGCCCCCGGCATTGACTACTCCGAAATCACCGTACCCACTCCGCCGTAACTTAGTAGAATCGAGGACGCTGTGACGACCAAAACCAAGAAGCCTGCACTGACTATCGACGTAAACATTGACGAGCTCACCGTGATTGACCTTGAAGTTATCGACAAGGCCACACGTGGTGAGGCGACGTTATCTGATGAGATTGCCATCTTTGACCGGGTCGTAGTAGGCGGTGTGCGTCACTTGCGGGCATCGGACATCCGCAAAATCCGTGACACTGTCCTCGATGCCCTCGTCAAGGACGCCAACGACCCAAACTAATCAAGCGGTTGTGGGCATGCCTGTACACCAATGCCTCACAACCGCCCGAGTATCGCACCTACTGGTGGTGTATGAAGATGCAGTGCCGACCAGATGAGTTACCACCTGCACGCACACTGCTGCTGTGGGAAAAGATTATGACCATCGAGGCGAAGGTGCGTGCGAAAAAGCAGGGGTAAGGAGGACTCATGGCCGATGACATTGTGATACGCTTTCTCTCCACTGATGGCGTCACCCCGACTGCCCAAAAGGTGTCGGGGTCGATTAAGGTGGTAAAGCAATCCACCGACGGCGCCTCAGATTCGATGTCGTCGTTTGGATCGACACTAGGCAAGATTGGCGCCGCCGCTGGCCTTGCGACGCTTGGTAAGCAGATGATAGACCTCGGGGTAAACTCCGCACTTGTCTATGATAAATTCGAGAACGTCCGCAAAGCGTTGGGTCTGATGACAGGCTCCACTCAAGCAGGCAACGACCTCTACAAGGTCATGCAGGACTTGGCGGCGCGCACGCCGTTCACCTTCGATGACATCGCCCAAGGCACACAAAAGCTCCTTGCCATGGGCTTTACCGCTAAAGAAATCCCCGCCACGATGACCGCCATTGGGGACGCATCGTCGGCAGTGGGGGGCGGTGCCGAAGGGGTAAATCGTATCACCCTCGCTCTTGGGCAGATGCAGGCAAAGGGTAAAATCACCACCGAAGAGATGATGCAACTCCAAGAGATGGGCGTGCCGGCTTTTCGCATCCTTGCCGATGCGACGGGTGTATCACAGCAGGCACTCATGGATATGGTGTCGAAGGGCATCGTTCCTGCCGACCAGAATCTCCGCACCCTCATCGATGGCATGTCCAAAAATTACGGCGGTATGATGGCGCAACAGATGGACACTGCCACCCAAGCCCAAAGCAATTTTCAGGACGCCACCGACCGTGCCACGCAGGCACTGGGTGAGATATCGTCTCCATCCGTCAAGATGGCATTCAACTGGTTGACCCAAGCCCTTGACGGTGCGACGACGGGTATGAAAGACTTTGGTAACTGGCTCAACTGGGCTGACCAAAGCCTCATCCGTTGGCAAATGCATCTTCGTGGGGCGACGGAAGCCGAAATCGCAGGCACCCTCGCCACCCGTGATTCGTCAACCGTCACCAAGGAACACGCACAGGACACCTACGCACTCCAGCGTGTGTATGGCAGTATGACGGGAGCGGCGCAGGTACAAACCGCCACACTCAACCTTAACACGAGTGCCATGAAAAGTGCGTCGGGGGCATCGAGTAAGCTTGCGCAGGACGAAAAGGCGCTAAAAAGCGCTACCGACAGCTTGCGCACATCGTTTCTTGGCATTGCCGCTGCTCAGCGTGACGTCGCACGCACGCGTGAGGCACTCGAGGACGCCACCAATCCTGAGTCACTGCAGACGTATGAGATTGCCGCTGATCGTGCCTACTACTCCAATCAGCTGCTCACCAACGAGATTACTCGTATGAATGAGCGACAAAAGCAGGTACGGGCCCAGCTCGCACAGAACAAC